GGGGAGCGGCGCTTCGGTGCTTAACCTAGTCACGTTTACTTTGGAGACCTTCATGCCTGAAAAACCTAAAGTTGGCGACTTAGCCAGCCTACAGTACGACTACCTACAGGATAGGTATCGTCAGCGCGCGAAGGAACTTGCTTCGAAGTCTCAGGGCCTTGAGCGACTTTGCTATCAGGTCTTCGGTTATAAGCTTATGGGGTCGCTAGCTTTCGCTATCGATCCATGGGCTCGTTTCCGATTTCCCAAAGTTAAAGCCACTCTTGTAAATCGTAAGCGTGTGATACCTGGGATCTTGGGTTCACCTAGATCGATTGGGACGATTTCTCGTTCTCATCTCGATCATTGGTCCTATTATCCTTCGGCGTCATATTCCTCTTCTGATAGTTCAGGCACGTCTAACACCGTTTTATCGGCTCAGTCGTATTTACCTGGCTTCATTAAGGACACCACTGTCCGGACGCGTCCATACAACTCAACTGTTGGTGAGTACGAATTGTTCTTACCAACATTTGTGTGTGCACCGTTCGAATATGATGCGACTACGAACTCCACTACGTCACTACTCACGGGCGTTTCTTTCGAAAAGCTCTGGAGTCATACAACTGTGACGCGGTCAGGTCCTGCGTTTCGCATTTATAAGGCCGACGTTGATGCCGATGCTATCTCTGCTAAGTCGCGTGCAAACGCGGCGATCGCAAAGAACGCTTTGGGTCTTGTGAGTCGTTCACTTCCAACTTCTCGTAAGTACAACCTCTTTTACCAACTTGCTGAACTGAAAGATGTTCCGCAACTTGTTAAACAATTGGTTGCAACTATTCGAATTTGGGGTGAAATCTTCACTACGGTTGGAGCCATTGAATTTGGCTCTCTTATCCGTGGGCGTCGACTTTCTCCTGGTGCCGAGCTCCTAATGCCACAATGGGCACAAAGACTCGGTTTTAATCAGGATGCAGATAAAACGATATCCAACCTTTACTTATCTTTTAAATTTGGTTGGGAATCGCTCCTCTCTACAATAAATGGTATTACGAGCAAGCCCGCACAGGTCGCCCGAGCAACGAATTCGCTGCTCAGACGCAACGGTACGGCATCTAACTTTCGATCCGGCTTTTCTTGGATTGAAACAGGTACTTCTCCAGTGAACTTTGAATTCAGCAACATCGCTGCTGAGGCGATTACTCGTGGCGCCAACACAATGACTCGCAAATGCGAACTCCGTTGTGTTGTCAACGCTACGTTTGATTTTCCTCAGGTCGATGTGCCGGCTTTCCGGGCTTTGTATTTCCGGAAGCTTGGCCTTGATGTCAGCCCTTTGGATTTGATAAATCTGATCCCCTGGTCCTGGCTCATTGATTGGTTTCTTGGCTATTCCTCGTACCTCCAAATGATGGATGCACTGTGGAATGACAAGTCGCTGATTAACTTCGGTTTCATCACTTATCGTGAGATGAGTGAAGTTAACGTCGCGGTCAATTTGCAAAGATCTTATACAACTGGTGATTGGGTTGATGGCTCGTGGATTAATTCAACTACTAAAAAGTTGGATTTACACCCGTCAGCATTTTACAGGACGAAGTATCAACTTCGTCTTGCCCTCTCATCTGTCGCTGGTATCGTGACTCCAGACTCTGCTAGCTTATCTAGCTATCAGAAGTCTATCCTTAGTGCGTTGTTTGCTAAGGCTACTGGTCTTTCTGACCACAAAACCTAGACGTTTGGCAACGATGTGTTGCCAAGCCTCACAATTCTTGGAGACTTCTTATGCTTGCTGATCCTATCACTGTTGTTGCAGCGTCACCCACACCAGCATTAACGTTTGCTGTTGTGAAATCTGACGGGTTTGGCTCGGAACGTTGGGATACCGCGAACGGTTACCAACTTTCTTTTAGCCACTCCACATCAACTGCCGGTGAACGGCACTACATGAAATTGTCGCAGACTGTTAATGCGACCTCGCCTTATACGGCGCAGGTCTCAAAGCAGACTGCTTCCGTTTCTATTGCAGTGTCTGTACCACCGTTCGGCTGGACGCAGGCGCAAAAGGAAGCCCTTGTTAAGGCTCTCCTTGACACGCTTGCTGATACCGACGTGACAGTGGCGAAGTTCCTCGCCTTCCAGTCCTAGACGGAGGGGTTGATGGATATATTTTCATCGATCCTTCAGTCAGTGGCGCCCTACCTTATCGGTGGGGCGCTTACTATTGTAGGAATGGCGGCGAAGAACCTCAATGCAAAAATAACTGCATTGGATCAGAGTAGTATAGGACAGGATCTTTTACCACAAGGTGGAGAAGATGAAAAGCCTGCTACGTCTCGTCCAGGCGCTGCTAAAAGACATACAGCGTCTGAATCCTAACGTAACCGGACTCGATCGTGACTATTTTACGGTCGAAGCGCGAGTTGAACACGAGGGCATAAGTTTTTTGACTTGTGCTCTTCCTGCTTATGGTCAATGGTTTGATAGGTCATTGTCCCAGGGCAGGGTTGCCGAATTACATGGATTCTCCATGCAACAACGAATCCCTAAATTTCTCCAGGGTATCGTTTGCAATGTGTTCGATATTCACACTGGTTTTCTTAAAGAAAACGTAGATCCCGAATATGTAAAAAGTGTTCGTGATCTCGTCTACTTTTTTAAGAAGCTTACGCCGTCTGAGGCTCGACTAGAAGTTCTCGAGCGCAAGACGGTTAGTGAGTTTCTCAAGACCGACACGGCCGTCACTTCTGCGGATACTTACCCGGAGAATATGGCTGTCAGGCTTGAGCTTATCAGCAGGTTGGTTCTCAAAGACCTTGATGGTTTTCAAGAATTAGACTGCCGACATGGACCAGGCGCAGTTGCCGAAGGACTTAGTGCTAACCAGAAATGGAAGGCTCTGGCGTCCTCAATTGTTGAAAGTTCCATCGAAATACCTGGTTACGATCTGATCAATTCTTTATGGTCAGACCGTTATCAGTACGATGGCGGCAACTTTAAGTCACTTTGTGACGCACGTCTAATCTGTGTTCCGAAGACACAAACAAGTCTTCGGACAATAACGATCGAACCTGTGTTGAAACAGTTTTATCAACAGGGTTTGAACGCATTGCTGAGAACCCACATAGTAAGTTGTGGTATTCTCTCGCACAGCCTCGACCTCACCGATCAGAGCAAGAATCAACAGCTTGCTACTGAAGGGTCTATTACAGGCGACTGGACAACTATCGACCTTAGTCGAGCGAGCGACTTGCTTTCACTTGATATCGTGAAGCTTGTTTTTCGTTCGAAACCTCGATTTCTTGAGGCGCTTCTAAGTTCGAGAACTCCGACTGTGAAGGTCCGCGACAAAATCGTGGTCCTCCGCAAGTATGCCGGTATGGGCAATGCAACAACGTTTCCAGTTCAATCAGTCATCTTCGCTCTTCTAGCGATCTGTGCTGGTATGGAGGGAAAAAAGCTCTCCTCTCGGAACGCAATGCATGTCGCAAAGCAGGTTAGAGTATACGGCGATGATATCATCGTACGTACTCCTATCTACGCTAGTGTCAAGAAGTGGATCGAATCTTTTGGTCTTTGTATTAACCAAAAGAAAACTTTCTTTGAGGGTAACTTTAGAGAAAGTTGTGGCGTTGACAGTTTTAGGGGATATAACGTAACCCCCGTATACCTGCGCCAAGATCCACGTCTCTCTTCGATCGATCCAAGTACCTTAGCTAGTACTGTGTCTACTTCGAACCAACTTTGGCTAGAAGGTCGATACAGTGCTGCCCAGCATCTGTCCGGATTTTGTGGCAAATTGCCATTAGTTCCTAAAGATTCTGGTGGCCTTGGGTGGCATACTCGTCAAGACTTGACAACGATTTCAAAGTGGAATCGCGATCTACATAGATTTGAATTCAAATCTGTTGTTCTGGTTGCAAAAAGGCTTCCAGATCGTCTTGATGGTTTGCCTGCTCTTATCAAGTATTTTGTAATGCCCGGTATTTCCGAGTATGACAAAGAGCATTTGGTAAGTTCTCCAAAACGTTTCACAATTTCGAAACGCTCGAAGTGGCTGCCGTCGCGTTAAGTGGCGGAATTCTTCTTTAATTTAAAGAAGATCTGGGGAGTGTTGTGAAAGTGACAAATCTGAGTCGCTTTTGCGACCAGACAGAAATGGGTTGCTTCAAAGCAACCTGTCTCGATTGTCATTTGCTG